AGGGCTAGAGCTACTGGACGAACTGTCGGCATAGTAGATACTCTAGATTCTAAACCAGATAGAGAAGAAATAGCAGCCCAGATGTCTCGGGAGCAGCATGACTATGCTCAAGAAGTTGCAGAGAGAGCAGCAGCTAAAGGTTTTAAGGATAGGAATACTAAAGTAGGTAAAGCACTTATGGGCATAGCAATAAATACTGCTATTTCAAATCCGTTTGGTGTAGCCGGAAAGGTTGGTGTTGGTGCTTTAGGACTGATGGGCAAAGATCCTGGATCAAAGGCAACTGGACAACAGGGGCTGATGGGACACATTGGAGATACGATAGGTGATATGCTGGGCGGTATAATGGGTGGTAATCCAGATGATCCCTCTAGCGACGAAGAGATGGCTTCTGGTGGTATCGTTCGTATGGCCCAAGGCGGTCGCGTTAATCAAATGAGAGACCGCGTACCTGCACTTCTTGAGCCTGGCGAATTCGTCATTCGCAAACCAATGGCTAAAGCTATTGGTGGAAAGGCACTTGGAGCAATGAATGCAACTGGAAGCGTGTCACCTGGTAACGTTTCTGTTAATATTAACAATCAAGGTTCACCTAAAGGAGCTACTGTTTCAGCCCCTCGTATGAATGGTGATAAAATGATTATTGATGTTATAACTCGTGATCTCCGTAACAACGGTTCTATAAGAAAATCTCTAAGAGGTGGTAATTACTAATGGCAACTTTTCCTGATGATGCAACAGCCCCTATTACAGCGTATCCCGTAACTGCGACTGTAACGTACAGTTCTACAGCTGCTCAAACATATTTTAATTTACCTGCGACAGTTTCGTTTGCAGGGGAAGTAGCTGCTTTTTCTGACGGAGTATTACAAGCAACTGACTCTTACGCTTTATCAAACGCAGGACAAAGCATATCATTTGCCCTGGCACCTAGCGCTTCTAACTTAACTCTTCAAACAGTATCAATTCCTGCAAAATTTAGAACTACCCGTTCAACTTTTACTACTCTTGCTGTTGAATATAGTAATACTTCTACTCAGATTATTGATTCAAATACCTACCTAATCAATGCTAACACTGAATCTTTTGCACTACCCGCTGGTGCTAACACTGATTCTGTAGCAGAATTACAAGTATATGTATCTGGTATTTACCAAGCACCTACTGCCTATACGTACCCTTCAACTGTTCTAGGATATAATGGAATTGATATAGGTGATAATACTGCTACTAAACTGCTTTTAAACTTTGTTAGTAATCTTACTGACGAAAGTCCATACGCAAAAACAGTTACTTCAAGAGGAACGACCGCGTATTCATCTAATACACTTACTTTTTCTGGTACTAACTCATTAGAAATTCCTTCTCATCAAGATTATGATATACACATTGGTGACTTTACTGTAGATACCCACTTCAGCTTAGATGCAGGAGCAAAAATGGGATCTAACCAAACATTAATGGCAAGATATCAAGATGCAGATGATTACTATTTCTTAAGAGTAGTAGGCTCTAACTCTAATGTTGGTTTTGTATCAAGTGTAGGTGGTAGTATAACTGAGTTGTATGGAGGTAATGTCAATGCTGCTACATCTTATCACGTAGCCTTGTCCTATGAAAGAACCACTGAAAACCTTCGTTTGTATGTCAATAATGTATTAGTAGATCATGGAAACTTCGTAAGAGGTTCAACAGCTTCAGGACCTCTTCAACTTGGTAATGCAAATGTTGTAGGCGAGATGGTTGACGGTTCGATGAGTTTCTTCAGATACGCAGCAGCTCCAAGATACAAAACAGCTAGTATTCAACCAATTGCTTCACCTTTTGGTCAGCACGATCGGATGACTGTTATATCGGGAGCTCCTCTAGGGGCAATCAATTCCGCTGACCAGCTTTCTGTAAGAGTGTATGATTCTACCACCGAGACCATTGATAGATTTACTTCTATGTCAGATCGTAAACCTGATAAAGGTATCGGTTCTACTAGAGAGTTTGGTACAGTAAAGTTCATGTCACAGGCTGGTTATGAAAAAAGAAGACTTAAATCAAGAAGATCAAAAAGAGCATATGACCTTACCTATTCGACCGTTACGGGAGTCGAGAAAACAGCTATTGAAAACTTTTATGTAGCAAGAAGCGGAGAGTTTGAGTCTTTTAGTTTTGATTTATCTCATATTAACGAGACCGGTACTATAACTGTAAGATTTGATGGACCTCTAACTGTTGAACAAACATACTCAAACGGTAACAGATTAATTGATAATTTTTATAGCGTGTCATTCAAGCTACAAGAGGTATTTGATTAATGAGCGCTAGGTCTTATGATGTAATTTTAACTGTAAACAGTGTAACTAATTTTGAATCTAAAAATGTAGTTATAGGCGTAACTACAGGCACTACAGGAGTTATTGCAAACGTTGATGCGTCAACTAATACTCTTAAAGTAAAATTAAATAATGTGTTACAAGAGTTTAAATCAAGTGAGACTATACGATCTAATATTATAACTTTATCTACCTCAGCTAATGGCGCCTTAAATACCACTTCTTTACCTTTTCAATCAAACACAATGTCAGGTAATACAACTACTGCTACAGCTACTATTTCTGCTATAGCACCTAGTAATTTCAAAGCAGCAAAAAACGCTTTCGCACAGAATCCAATAGTTAGGTTATATACGTTGTATTACCCAGGTGAATGGTATCCTCCAAATGCGGCGGGCAATCCCACCGGTCAGGGAGAGGGCAGGGCGTGGCCAAACAATTTTCCACTTAGATTTGCTGAAGTAGTAGGTGATTTAACATCTGATATTTTATATAACGTATCATATAATTCTTTGTCGTATATTCCTTTCCCTGTCAATATGTCAACACTCGCACAAGGTACTGAGGGCAAAATTGACGAACTTACTTTAGATATTTTTAATGTAGACAATATCATAACCTCTGTTGTAGAAGACCCTTTTTTAGCAGGTAATAACATATCTAATTCAGTTGTTGCTACTGTTAATGGAGAAGCAGTTCATGGGATTGATCCTAGAACTTTAAATGCTAATCCAGCAGATGTAGGATCAGTAGGTGATGAAGCTTTTGATACTCTTACGAGAGCAAGAGCTAACGGTCTAGCATACAGTGCTTCAATTGAAGGAGTATATGGTAAAGCTAATGCTTCTTTTGATAGAGATCAAACTCTTTCTGTAGGAGGAGAGTGGGTTGAGCAGAAACTTGATACTAGAGATTTACTTGGCGGGGTAGTTGAGATTAAAACTACATTTGCTAATTTTTTAGATTATTGGCCTGAGTACAGTAAAATTGAAAGTGTTAGATCAAATGTTATTGAAGTTTACAATGCACTGCCCTATAGAATAGGTGATAATGTGTTTGCTCAAGAGGGCACGCTTGAGGCTACAATTCAATCTATTGAGGATAATGCACTCATCTATTTATCAAACGAGTTAGAAAGTACTACTAGTGTTGGTTCTGCATTATATATTGTAAATAATGAAAAAGATGGCGAATCTTATATAGAGGATACCTTTAAAATAGATCAATTAGAAGGACTGAGTGAATCTGTAGCATCATTTAACTTAATTTCTTGGTTACAATACTTTAAATTACAAACTCCTAAGAGAAAATTTTATAAAAATACGTGTCAATGGACGTATAAAGGAGAAGAGTGTCAGTATCCTGGCCCGGGCGGTTTAGCTATCCCTGGCACAAGTCTTACCTCTAATTCTAACCCCATTGCAGCTAATAACCAGACCGCCTCTAGCGCCTCTGGCGATGTTTGCGGTAAGTCTATAATATCTTGCCAAATTAGAAATAATCAACAACATTTTGGCGGCTTCCCTGCAACAGGCAGAACTGTTCCAATTCAATAGAGAGTGATTTGACCAAAAATCAAAAAATTAAAGGCTGTATACTTCCTTGGATGCATCTATTTGGCGCTATAAGTGGAGAGTATAGAGCATGCTGTCATGTGGAATTTTTAGATGACGAATCAACCGTATTAGGCAATCATAAGCAAACTTTAGATGAAGTCTGGAACGGAGAATCTTATCGCAACATCAGACAGCGATTTTTAAAAGGAGATATCCCGGACGGCTGTAAGAAAGTATGTTATGATAGAGAAGTTCATGGAGATAGTATTAGCAATAGGCAACAAGTTAATAAGAGATTTAAGAAAAAAGCTTACTTACAAGATTTAACCAACGACGACGGTAGCCTGCCTAATAAACCCTCTTATTTAGATTTACGTTTTGGCAATCTGTGTAATTTTAAATGCAGAACCTGCGGTCCTAATGCTTCGACAAGTTGGTACACAGACTGGCCGGATAACAAACTAAGTTCTGTAGTAGACTATTATTCTGATAACGAAGCTGTTTGGTCTAGCTTCCCAGAATATTTATCTGAGTTAGAAGATGTTTATTTTGCTGGAGGAGAACCTTTTGTACAAGAAGGTCATTATAAATTACTGTTTAAATTGATAGAACTAGATTATGCTAAAAATATTAATCTTCAATATAATACTAACCTAAGTTATACCAAGTTTAAGAAGTATGATCTTGAAGATATATGGAGTAATTTTAAGTCTGTAGATCTTTGGCCTAGTATAGATGGTTTCGGTACTAGGGCAGAATATACTCGAAAGGGATTATCTTGGAAAACTTTTGAAGCAAACGCGCTTTATTTTAAGAAACACATTTCAACATTTAGTTGTGTAATTAGTTTGTATAGTATTACTTCAATGCCTGATTTAATTCTTTGGTGTAAGAAGAACGGATTCAATTATTATGGTAATATACTTAATGGCCCAGAAAGGGTTAATCTCAAGTGTTTACCTAAAGACTGTAAAAAACAAATAGTTGAACTTTATAAACGTTTTGTCATAAAAAACAAAAATATACTATCTCCTCATGATTTATCTCAGATAAAGAGTTGGCTGTCTTATATGAATGGGGGAGATCTTTCTGCACTACTCCCAGAATTCAAACGTGAACAAACACGTTTAGACTTATTACGTAATGAGTCCTTTGAATCGATCTATCCAGAATATGCTTCATGGTACAAAAATATTTAAGTTTAAGACATGAGTACGGTAATGTAGACTGTATCAGGCTAATTAAAAATTTCTATAACCAAGAGTTAGATTTAGACTTTCCTCTTCCAGATTATCCTCCCTCAAGAAAATGGTTAAAGCTATACTCAACAGACTTTGTAGATAGTTGGGCAGAATCCTGCTTTAGAAAAGTTAATTTGACGGATGCTCAAAACTATGATGTAATAACCTTTAAGTCTAATAAAACTAATTTGATTATTCATTTTGGTTTATTCTTGCAACCAACAAAAATGCTTCACATTGAGGAGGGGGGTTTCTCATGTATACAAACAATATCACCAGAATGGTGGCAATGTATACACTCATTCTATCGACATGACAAAATGGTATGATAACTACGTAGGATTTCCTTTTAAACATTTAGGAGATGATCCTACTAAAGGTATTGATTGCGTTAATCTATTGCGCTTAGTATTTAAACAAGAGTTGCAAATTCATGTCCCTCTTGCGTCTTATGATTTTTGCAATATAGTAGACGAAGACTGGTTTAATAAAACAAGCGATCAGTTTTTTGAAGAAGGCATTAAGACTAAACAAGATAATTTTGGATGGAATAAAGTTTTAATACCCAAACAATTTGATATATTATTAATGAGTGTCGGAAGCACCAATGTTACTAATCATTGCGCTATGTATGTAGGCGAAGGTAAAATTTTACAAACTATGTTTAATCGTGATAGCGCTGTATACCCGTACAAAACATGGTTTAAACAATATACTACAGGAATTTACAGATGGAAAGATTTGCCAAGCTAAAAGAAGACATGAACAATCATGCTTTAAGAGACTACCCAAATGAGGCAGTTGGTATTATTACAAAAGATTTTAAATATGTTCCTTGCCAAAATATCAGTGACTATCCGAAAACAACTTTCTGGTTAGACCCTAAAGACTTGATAAAACATGATGAAAATATCTGGGGCATATTTCACTCTCATCCAGGCGATGAAAATCCAATTCCAAGTAAGGATGATAAAATTGGAGCAGCTTTTCAAGAGTACAAATTTTTAGTTGGTTTCAATAATAAATTTTACATATACTGGTATAATGATCGTATAGACGCGCTT